TAAATCCACTGCACCTTACGTAAAAATTGTGTGGGACAACCATGCATCAGCTATGTTGCATGCACAGTCACGCATTTGTTTGGAAAAAGATTTACCTCAAGTTACAGAAGATTATTTCACTACCCGAAACTAATTATGGCTATTGAACTGGTCTGGGCTACACCCAATGCTGAACCTTTAATTACAAGGATGGCTCGCGTTAGTAATCCATCTAACGCCGACAATCTTGAAACAGCTCCTAAGTTGTTACGTTATTTGATTAAACATAAACACTGGTCTCCATTTGAAATGGGATCCATGTGTGTATCTATTCAAACGCAGCGTGACATTGCTGCACAAATACTTAGGCATAGATCATTCTCGTTTCAAGAATTCTCTACACGCTATGCCGTAGCTAATAACTACACAGTTCCAGAGTTTCGTCGTCAGGATACCAAGAATAAACAAAATTCATTTCATGATTTATCTGATGAAACAGTACGAGACTTAACTGAAAAAACAACTGAGTTGTTGGACCAGGTGTATGACTTATATCTACACATGCTTGAACAAGGTGTGGCCAAAGAAACTGCACGACGTATCCTTCCATTGTGTACAGATACTCATATGTATATGACTGGAACGTTACGTAGTTGGATTCACTATCTACAGTTACGTTGCCATGAAGACACACAGCTTGAACATAGGTTAATTGCAAATAGCATCCGCAATATTATCTGGGAACAATTCCCTGTTATTGCAGAGGCAGCGTTTGGTATTGAAACTAAACCTTATCAACCTACTAATGCACAAATCTATTTTTGATTATGGAACTTACATTTCAACTTAGGGGAGCAGCCCCACGGTCATGACTCCGCAAGGCTGGTCACTTACCCACCAGGGGAAACTACAAAAACCCTGATGCCCCTTGGGCTGACGTAGTTCTGCTTCGCCCATCCCTACTGTATTATTAGTACGTCCTGGGTACGACGTTAAACTGCCTATTAGTTTTGCTTATCAATCAACTCAATTCAACCATGACTCTCCTTAAGTTTTCGGTTGGCAATGCCAAGCTTGCTAACCGTTTGATTTTTAATCTGCCAGCAGGATACGCTTGTCCTCAAGCTGGTGTATGCAAGACGTTTGCAGACCGTGCCACAGGCAAGATCACCGATCTGCCTCAGCTAAATGGCACCACTGCAGAGGACTACCGCTGCTTTGCAGCCATGGCAGAAACCAGGCCCAACGTTCGTGCCGCACGATGGCACAATTGGGACTTGCTGCGTGAAGTAATGTATGAAGACACAGTGCAAACGGCAGCTGACTCCTTGTGTAATCTCATTGACAGATCATTGGATGCACAAGATTTCTATGATTTGATTCGTGTACATGAATCAGGTGACTTCTGGACCGAGCTTTACATGAAAGCATGGCTCAAGGTTGCCAAGAAAAGATCTAATCAAACATTTTATGCATACACTAAATCGTTGGGGATGTGGCTCTCATTGCAACAGGAAGTACCAAGTAATTTCTACTTGACTGCTTCGCATGGCGGCACTCTTGATTATCTGCTGCCCAGGCATGCAGATGTATTCAAGCGTATTGCTTACGTTGTGTATACAGAAGAAGAAGCCGAGGCCCTTGGCCTGGAGATTGACCATGATGACAGCCATTGCTTAGGCGATAAGCCTTTCGCATTGCTGGTCCATGGGTCTCAACGTGCTGGCTCTGCCGCAAGTAAGGCATTGTCTCAACGTAAGAAAGATGGGAAGTTTGTTGGTTACCATAAGGAAAAGCTTAAAGTGGCCTAAGGCCTCTTGCATTTAAAGGAAGAGCGTATATCATTTATCCGTTCTTCCTTTTCCTTATGAGTTACGTTATTGCTATGTGGAAAGATGGTGTGCCATACGCCATTACAGCCTGTAATCAAACCAACTCTTTTCAATTAATTCCATTAGATTCAGATGTGGCTTTGAATAAAGCATTCAGCCATCCATATCGTGCGGGTGCTGCATCAATCTTGAATTGGATTCTAAAGAATGAAAGCATTGACAGTGCTGAAGATCTTTCCATCCAAGACGAAGGTCGCTTTCGTAAGTAAACATTGATTACGTTTGGATTAAATTATGTCAACGCTTAAAGAATCTACATTTGCCATGCATCCTGGTGATGTAAATAAATGTTGGTTGATCGTTGATATTGAAACAGATAATCTGTATGATGACGTTACGGTTGTCCACTGCGTTGTCATACATGATATCTGCAGAAACCAAACTTTTACTTACGGGCCTGACAATATTGATGCTGCTCTTCAGCATCTGGCTACCGGTGATGTACTCATTGGTCACAACTTAATTTTCTATGACATTCCAGTTCTGCAAAAGCTGCATTCAATTGACTGCAAATCACGCATTATCGACACGTTAATTTGCACACGTTTAATCTGGCCCAAAGAAGTTCTCGATGGTCTTGACACAGAACAATATCCGCAGGTTCCACCGAAACTGCGAGGATCTGCATCGCTCAAAGCATGGGGCTATCGCCTTGCTGATTACAAAATTGAATTCAAAGATTTCAAAGAGTACTCAGAGGAAATGGCTGAGTACTGTAGGCAAGACGTTGCTATCACCTACAAATTACTTCAAAAGATCCAGGCAGAAAACTATTGTGAGGCAGCGCTCGCTCTTGAACACGACTTTGCTCTGGCAATTAACAAACAAATTAGAGCAGGTTTTCCTTTTGATGTGGATGCAGCTCTTGATCTTGTGGATGATCTCCGAAGAAAAGAAGCTGAACTCGAAACTCAACTGAAGGAAATCTTTCCGCCAATCAAACACGAAACCATTTTCATTCCCAAAGTAAACAACAAGAACCGTGGCTATGTCAAAGGCGAACCGTTTACTAAAGTTTCGTATGAGACTTTTAACCCTGGCTCTCGCCAACAAATTGTTGATCGTCTACAAACAAAATACGGATGGGTACCTGAGAAAACTACTGAGAAAGGTAATCCTATTCTTGATGATGACATACTTGCAGCTTTGCCCTACCCAGAGGCAGCGCCATTGGCTGAATATATGTTGATCAAGAAACGTCTTGGTCAAATTGCTGACGGTAACAATGCATGGCTCAAGTTAGTAAACAACGAGACTAGTTGTATTCATGGTGATCTTGTTACTAACGGTTGTATCACTGGTCGCTGTGCTCACCGTAATCCAAATATGGGTCAGGTTCCTGCTGCCTATAGTCCTTACGGTAAAGAATGCCGTTCTTTATTCCATCCGCCCCAAGGATGGAACTTGATTGGCGTTGATGCCAAGGCATTAGAACTTAGGTGCCTTGCTGGTTATCTTGCATTGTGGGACAACGGAGAGTACGCCAAACTTGTCATCAATCCAGAAGCTGACATCCATACAATTAACCAAGAACTATTTGGTGTGGCTACCAGGGATATCAGTAAGCGTTTACTGTATGGTTTGTTGTATGGCTGTGGTGCATTAAAAGCAGGCACCATTATTGATGCAAATGAAAAAGACGAAGTAGTTCTGCGTCAACAAGGAAGTGCTGCAATTAATTCATTTATGGATGGTGTGCCAGCACTGCGTAAGTTAAAGAACAAACTGTCAAATACAATTACGAATCGTGGTTACTTGCGTGGATTAGATGGACGTGCTTTGTATTGCAGATCGGAGTTCAAAGGATTGAATGTTCTGTTGCAATCTGCAGGTGCAATTCTTATGAAGCAAGTAGTCATTAACCTTCATGAAAATTTAAATGAACTTGGCTTGGTGCATGGACATGACTGGATGCAAAATGCTATGGTGCATGACGAAGTTCAACTCAGTTGCCCACCAGCATTGACAGCTACTGTCCAAGAGCAAGCCTTGAAAGCTTTCCCACAAGCCCAAGAGTTTTTTGGATTCCGTTGCAAGATTGAAGGCGACTCCAGGGTTGGCAACAACTGGTCTGAAACCCACTAATTATTCGTCCCAGGTATGACGTTAAACTGCTTTACACCTAACATCTCGAACACATGAACTTTGTCTCTGTCTGCGCTCAAACAACCGAAGCACCTCGCGAGGTTTATATCAGCGCTACTTCTACTGCCATGCGTTGCAACGTAATGTTGCCGCCTGTTGGTAACAAAGCACCCACTGCAATTGAACTCAATGTCTATGGTAAAAGTGCGGAGCGGTTTAGCCGTACTCCCAAGAACGCACAAATTTACATTCATGGTGCCAAGCTACGTTTTGACTTGGAGACCAGGACGTATTCGTTACACGGCGGAGTCATTGCAACAGTCAATGATCAGTTTCCGATCTTTAATACCGTTATCCTTAGCGGTCGCTGCGTCAAGGACATCGATCAAGCGGATGCCCGTGCCTTCAAGACTACGGCGGATGGTTTGATGATTTGCAATCAAACCCTTTCAGTTAACACTGGAAGGAATCAAGCAGATCTATTTAATTTCTACGCAATCAATTCAAATGAAGACAAGCTAAACAATGCTGAATTGTTGGTTAACTTCACGCGTAAAGGTGTGGGCTTAACTATCCAGGGGCGATTGGTTACTGATGCTTGGGTTGATAAAGAATCCAGGGAGAAAAAACAAATCACCAAGATTCAACTGGTGTCCATGACGCTTGCACCTAAAGTAAGTGATGGACCCAAGCCCATCCAACCACAAACCACTGTGGTATCTGACAGCAATGTCAGCAGCCTGTGGGGCGGCAAGACGGCTGAAGATGAACCTGATCCCTGGACTAAGGCTTCTGGTGGTGGTCTGCCAGAGCTGCCAGGACAGTACGGCACAGCACCTGCACTGGAAGAAGAGCCGTTCTGATGGATTCCAGGATTGAATTTAAATATAAAGATGAAGACTTAACTGTCTCATTTGAGTCTCAAGGTGTGACTACGGATGAAGTGCTTGAACACTTTGTACGCTTTCTGCTTGGCATGGGCTATGCCCGTGAAAGCATCTATGAAGGCATGCAGGAAATTCTTGATGAGCACGAAGACTATCTTAAGAGTTGTGCCAAGTTGGATGTCAGTCCTTTACTTGACTTAAGCTAGGTCACGTCCTGGAGGATGACGTTAAAAGCCTCATGCCTACACCCTAACTTGATTATGACTTCCACTCCGGTTGACATGATGAGTGAGGCTTGGATGGATTCCATGCAAGCTGAAACTAAAAAACCTGAACAATTCTTTAACCCTTCTACAAAAATGACTGTGAAGAAAACCTCTGCAATTGCTACTCGCGGGTTGGAATCCTTTAAGCTATTCCAAGCCAAAGAATTTGTATCGGGTTATCAAAACCTTGTTACTATTCAACCTCTCAATAAGTCCAAGACACGCGGCTGGTTCGTACGGAATTCGGACCTGGACACTTGTGGATGGTCAGCCACCGAAGCTGACTTTGATAAGGGTTCAGTTCTCTGGGATTACAAGCAGACTTTTGGTGTTGCTCCCAATACTTCAGTTGAGGAAGGACTCAATTTCACTGCGCCTCGTCTCCAAATCCTTTTGCGTTCTCCCCTCATGGTTGAAGAAACCACTGGGATGCGTCAAACGATTGGTACGTTTGATAACCTTGAGGTCAAAGAACTTTGGGAAGCTGACAAAATTGCAGCAGACCTTGCCAACAGCAAGGGCGATATGTACAAGCGCAAGTACAGCGTTCGTACCAAATACTTGGTTTACATCCTTACCAAGGAGAATAAGCGGGCTCACAAAATCCCAATGGTTCTGACCCTGAAAGGGCTGAATGGTACTGATGTATCCGAGAAAGTAAAGCTGTACGAAAAAGAAATGTCCAAGTGTCTGAGCAAGGCACTGGATGCAGAAGTACCACTGAGTTTTAACGAAAAGTTCTATGCAACCACGGTGTTTGCACCTGTGCTTGCTAATGAGATGCGTGGTGCCAACAACGTTGAGATCTGCGCTATCGAATCGTTTGACATTCCTGATTACAGCGATCAGGAAACTGCAGTTGAGTCGCTCAGCCGTATGTCAATCCCTGATGAAGATCGAGATTCCACTTGGAAATTCCAAGAGTTGTTCCAGGATTACATCAACCAACATTCCCGGCAAGATGCAGAGAAGTTGGGCGGTGCTTACGGAATTAAAGCTGGGGTTGAAATCCTGCCCGCCATGCGTGGTGATGGGATGGAAATGAAAGCTCTGCAATCTGCTCGTGATCCCAACACAGGTGAGGACAGCAGCCTTTGATTAGGTAACGTCGGGGTTTGTTAAGTCTGTTGCATCAACTGCAACATTGTTAAAGATAAACATATCTTGAACCAAGCCCCGAATAATTCCTTGCCTTTGAGTAGCAATCCTCGCCAAGAGGGTTGCTACTTCTTTTAAGGTACTTACCGAGTTACATTCTTCTATGGTTCGTTTGATTTTCTCTTCCCAAAACTTATCCTCCATTGAGGGTTCGATTTGGAATTTCTGTAACGGTACGTATTTAATCTCGTTCATTTGATTGAAGCGTACAGTTAATTCTACTTCTACACTAAATGTTATGAACAACCAGGAAAAAGCTGCAATCAAAGCGGGTAGTACAGCTGCTCTTATTGGAGGGGCCGTTGCTCTTGCCGTTGCCCATCCGCTGACATGGGCTGCCTTAATTTACGGCACCTATAAGATTGGCAAGAATGCGTACCGACAGGCCGCACCTCGTGGTACTGTGGTCCAGGATCAAGGCGACGAACACCTGTTCATCTAATCCATTTCAAACTCAATTCAATCATGACAACTCAAACGCTTACCGAACTCAATGCGGCACAGGCATCGATTTACACGCGCACAAATCTCCGTCGTGCGTTTGTTGAATTCGATGAGACGGATGTGGCCGGTATCTATGTCCGAGATGATTCTTGTGTTGTGGTCTACAGGGATGGTGCTGAACGTATATTTCCAAAACAAAAAGTAAAAGATGCATTCCTTCAATACACCCATCGACTAAAAGATTTCTTTTCTTATCTTGGCCCTAACTATCGAGGCCCTTCCATCTGGCACAATAATGCATATGTCATGTTTAAAGGATGGAATTATTCCCATGCACTTGGGCATCTGACTTCTAATGCAAAACTCCAACACCACTGGGCAGACAAGTTCATACACCTATCAGACCCAAAGAAAGTCATCACTCTTCTCCAGAGTGACCAGACGGATCTGGGCCATTTGGTTTCACCGGACGGGATGCGCTTTACAACTGGGCCGGTTGATATGGAATCTGAATTGGAAGATGGACCTCAAGCCAACACCGTGCCTAATGAACCTTTCTGTTCATGTGGGTCCTTTCAACGTCAACTCAACAGTCTTTCTGATTTCCAAGCGGAAGTCCAAGGATTCAAACCCTGGTGCATCCACCTGACTTGGTTTAATAAGTACCGTGAGCTGCTGTGCAAACGCACTGACGTACGCAACGAAGCGCGTGGTCAGGTCTCCGATAAGTGCGTAGCATGGTGGTATGCGCCTCCAGGGGATGCAGCCAGGGATGGTCGATTCCTGTTGCTGCATACCAAGTCAGGTCCTCAGGCACCTCTGAGTCACTGGCGTACATACAAACCTAAGGAAGTCTTTACACAAGAACATGCCTGGGATTTGTTTTTTAATATGATGGAGGCGGGCTACATTCCATTTCCAGGCATTGCACTTCCACAACTTTCTTCTGCAAACAAAAAATGACTAAGAACTTAACGCTGTTTAAAACTCTTACAGTGTTGGCTAACGCATTAGAAAAACGTAGCATCCAGGCAATTACGCCAAACCAGCTACGTGAACTTGCTAAAACTACTTTGAAAACCAATGACAACTTGGGTAAGCAAACTGCAAATTGAATGTATTGACGAAGAAGATGGATCAATGATCATCCGCATTGATTGGGATGGGACAGATCCAGATCTTAAATACTGGACTGCTCTTGATCCAGAAGGTCAAGAACAGTTTATTATTGATGCATTAACTGCTGCTATTGATTGCTATGTCGATTAACACTTATGGTATGAATGATGAACAGTATCTTGAACTGTTCCGAAAACAATCTCAATTCTTTTTTTGTACGATGCGAGAAATGATTATTGGTGGAATAGAAGAAAAGGTTGATTTAAACAACTGGCCGCATGAAGTAATTTGGAAAATGTACGAGAGTATTCAGTACGACGTAACTGAAGAAGCTCGTATGATCCAAAAGAAAGAAGACCCTGAAGGATATAAAGAAAATGTATATGAACCATTGTTAATGCCAAGTCATGTGGAGTTGAGCGAAGAAATTGCAGTAGTCAGTATAAAACTTGACGCACTGACTGACTATCTTGCTGAACTGTTAAACAAATCGAAAGATAACTTGACAGATAAGGTAGACTAATGCCCGGTCCTGGTCATGACCCTAAACTGACCGCAACCAACCTAAATTCAAAATCATGTTTGAAACCTTTGCTTCAATGGTTATTCCTGTTCTCAAAGATTTTCTTTGGACAGCGGCCGTAGCGCTGCTGGCCTACACACTAAACAAACTTCAAGCACACTTCGCATGATGTATCCAACATGGATTTGTCATGATTGTGGAGAACTGTTAGGTAATTGGTTTGCCAGTGGTGAATACACTGGGCCATTTAACCTTTGTTCAACCATGCACACAGGAACCTGTGGTGTATGTAAACAAGAAAAAACAGTTACAGAACCAAGAGACTATGGTCATTTAATTCCTGACTGGGAAACAAAATTCAATTCAACACTTCAGACCAATGACACAAATCACAACGACTAAGCTTGAAGAACTGAACATCCTCAAACTCTACGAGCACTATGGTGCCCTGGAACGCTCTCTTCCTTTGCTCACTCCTGAGTCACAAGACTTGGCAAGAGCTGAGCTGGAGACCTGCGCCAGCATTCGCTCAGAGAAGGTGGATCGTGTTTACTATGCAATGGCATCCCATGAGGATGCTTTGGAACGCATTAAGAAAGAATCAGAACTGATGGTGTTGGCCAAGCGCCATCATGAATCGCAACTGAGTTCTTTAAAAGGTTTGCTCAACTGGTTACGACGTTCACTGCCTGTTGATTCCAACAAGATCACAGGTAGAAACTACCAATTTGTTTTGGTTAAAAAGAAAGATTTGACTGTAGAACTTTCAATTCAACCAGAAGACTGGACTGAAAAGGAACGGGATGATTTCTGTATTGAACAAGAGGTCACCACAACGAAGCAAACTGTGGTACGTTCTATGAGTGGTGCAGTTCTTGAAGAAAGGACTGAACCTAAAACCAAAGTCGAAGTACTACCTAATCTCGATGCAATCCGCACTGCTTACCAAGAAGGAAAACAAATCCCCCATGGCGTTAAAGTCTTCCAAGAATACGCAATCCGCTCCAAGCGAATCTACGCAGAGTCACGGATGGACCTACAAGCATCCGAATATCCAGGACAGTTTCTATCTGAAGATTGATCCGCCGGTTGGTCTAGAGGATGCTCACATCAAGATGTCGTGTCACCAACACGCTATTGATGATTTCAATCTTCAGATTCAAATGAATGACATCGAACTATCTCTTCTTCTTGACAAAGAAGAAGAGGTGCTTCCTTATCATGAAAACAAAGCTGACGAACTTGAGCACAAGAAACTAAAGCTGCTTTTAGGTAAGCGGTTCCATCAAAATGCTGCCAGGTCTTACTGGTATTACATGGCGATGGTGGAAAAATAAAACGGAATACAATAAGTAGATACTAAAGGTGTACCATGACTGACGACAACCTGTCCAAATTATTGGCTGGGTTTACCAGTGATGGTACACCTCTTTCTGCAATCATTGGTTCCAAGTTGGAGTGGGGTGTTACCGTTCTTACTGCTGCAATGATTTCTAATGAAAATCTTTCTTCTCAGATGACTGCCGAAGAAATGGTTGATGCTTCTATTAATTATTACAACGTAATTCAAGAACGCCTTGGGTATTATGAAATTTCCAAAACACATTCATTAGAACGCTTGCTGGAAAAGTAATGGAAACTATTCTGCATTTAGGTGGTTCTTTGCAGCGTCTTACTAAGACGATTGAATTAGCAAAAGAAAAACCTACTTCGTTAGTTGTTGTGTCTTCTGAGGGAGACCCGCAAAAAGTAATGCGTACTTTATTGGACGCAGGTATTGAACGCTATCGGATTGTATTAGATTACCAGGCTTGGGATACGGTTACAAACTTTACAAAGACACAATCATCAATTAAAAAAGCAGGAACAAAAACGCTTTATGTTGTAACAGATGGTTTCCATATGGCTAGAAGCATGGGCATTGCTCATGTTATTTATTTTTTGTCTGATGTAAAGCTTGTTGCTTCTCCTTCCAGTGTTGGTAAATCTGAGCCTTGGGACTTACTGCTTGGCGATTGGCTAAGGGCCTTGGTGTGGAAACTGTTTGGCTATCAGCATGTATGGCAACATGTATATGAAGCACGTTGGCCTCAATTGCAAAAAGATGCTGAAATTGCCAAGACGTTATGAGGCATTGCTTTAAAAGCCTGCTATTGTTTTAAGGTTCTTTTGTTCTATCGATGGAAAAGGTTTTTACACCAGTCTTAACTGTCGTAATGACTGTTGAGATTGAGATTGAATACAACCCCTTTGAAGGTCGAACTTCTGAAGAGCTGGCTATTGGGCTCCAGGATGAAATTAACGACTTGATTATGGAAGCCAATCCTAAAATCAAAGGTGTTTTTACAAACATTAACTCAATCGACAACGCTTCCAATGACTGAAGATCTGAAAAAAAAGCTGAACACTGCTGGATCTTTTGATGGTCCTTGGCTTAAAAATCAACTTCGTAATTGGGATGTTGGTTTTGAACAACAAAAAGCAGACTTTATGGAGCACATGTACCAGATTTATCAACCTGGTAATAGCTGCTATAGCGGACTGTGGGAACGTTTTTGCTTGACAGAAGCTGGTCCGTATTGCCGCAATCAATACTTCCACGCACTGGCTGCTATTGAAGAGTTTGAATCTAAAAAAGAAACTCTTTAAACTTAAGTGCGCTCACGTAAGTGGGCGCTATTCTTTTTAAAACACATGACATTTTCTGATTGGCAAAAAGCAAATCGAGTTGTAGCTGAAATTGATGAGCCATTAGCAACAAAAAATTCTAGAGAAACTCTTCACAACACATCAAAAACTTTTGCAAGTTTAAATGCTGCTTTCACTTCCATGAGCAAGCCTAAAGAAAAACTCAAAGAGTATTTCCATGACACTATTACAGAGTTTGAAAGTGAATTAACACCTAACGAAATTGCTGATGCTTTTGTAGAAGTGCTTACCGAAAATTATACACAAGCTTCTGATCAATACAAACGAGCAACTGAGTTGCTTGAGTATTTTCAAAAGTAATTACAACGGTAAAGGAAGAATAGAATAAAGAAATATATGATACAAAGCAATGCCTTTATATAGAGACGAGCTTGATAGCAATCTGTATGAAGTTGTTAAAGTTCAAACGTGCAGCGGGCATCCATTAGAAGTTACAACTAGCAGCGGAACTCCTGTTTATGTGCAGCCAGCAACAACAGCTGGGGATGCATTTGGTCGCTTACGTGTTACTGAACCTTTTACAGTCTTTGATAGTCAGCATCGTTATCAACAGAACAGTAAGTGGGTAACAGTAACGGGTGGAGCAGGTAGTTCAACGTATCAAGCAAATGAAAGTGCCATTCATCTTGCAGTAACTACTGCATCTGGCGATTATATTTACCGTGAAACAACAAGGGTATTTCCATACCAACCAGGGAAATCATTCTTATCGATGTTGTCGTTTGTTTTTGCAACAAGTAAAACCAATCTAAGGCAACGTGTTGGTTTATTTAGTACGCAAAACGGGGTTTTCTTTGAGCAAGTTAACAATGTAAATTATCTTGTTGTTCGTAGTTATACCTCTGGCAGTGTTTCTGAAACAAGAATTGCACAAACAGATTGGAACTATGACAAGTTTGATGGCTCTGGGGTAACGGGACGTATCTTAGATCCAAGCAAAGCTAATATCTTTTGGACTGATATTGAATGGCTTGGTGTCGGTGACGTTCGTGCTGGGTTTGTTGTAGACGGTAATTTAGAGATTGCACATACATTCCATAACGACAACATTAATGCAACTTCTTATATGACTACAGCAATCTTGCCCTTGCGGCAAGAGATTGAAAACATAGGTACAACAGCTTCCAGCTCAACTGCAAAGCAAATATGTGCCACTGTTATTTCAGAAGGCGGCTATGAACCAAAGGGTCTTGGTGGTACGGCCGGTCATTCCGTTACTCAAAAGTATGATCTTACAGCTACTGGTGTATTTTATCCTGTTGCTGGTATTCGATTAAAAAGTACCAGGCTAGATGCTGCTGTCGTGTTGGCTGGTGTTTCGTTAATAGGAACGACCAATAATGCCGTTTACAACTGGCAATTAGTTACCAACGCTACTTCTTCTGGCGGTACATGGGTTGATGCTGGAACAAACGCCGATGTCGAATACAATCTTACGGCAACTGGCTTTACTGGTGGTCGAAGATTAAGTGAAGGATATATGGTTGGTTCTAACCAGGGTTCAACAGTCACTGATCTTAGTCGCACAGATATTCTTAAATACCAACTCGAACGTAATTCTTTTACTTCAACACCGTTTGAATTAACACTAATTGTTCAAACAGACGTAGCAGGTGCTGATGTGCTTGCGGCAATTAACTGGGAAGAAGTTACTGAATAATTGTTTGATAAACTAAAAGTATTAAGTGTTGAATCATGTACACCCCTAGCCCTCAAGCAGCTCAAGAACTTCAGACTGCTCCGATTCAAGCGGTGCCTCAGCCCCAGGACAAGCCTAAGGGTCCTGCTAAATCAAAGAACGGGGACGTTGGTTCGTTCATCCAGCAATGCATTGCCCTTTGTGCCTACATCAAAGAGCTGGAGACCCAGTCTCATTTAATCCATTTAAATTATGAGGGTGCTAACTTTTTAGGGGTGCATGCCTTTCTTAAAGATCAATACGAAGCTCACCTGACGCAGTTCGATACGTTAGGCGAATTCATTCGGTCGATGGATTATCTGATGCCAACGTGTGGTTGCGGGTTAGCCGATATGTCTCCTGGTATCCAGAAGGTCACCAGCTATAAAGGCACTGACCAGCTTGCTGTGTACTACAAGAACCTTGAGGAGTTGGGCATGAAGGCTAAGAAGCTTGAGCCTATCGCTGCCAAGGTGGGCGCTATCGATATCCAAAACTACATGGCTGACCTTATTGGCCAGGCATTTAAAGCTGCTTGGTTTATCAAAGCAACACTTAGAAACAGTTAATGGAATTTTTTAATTCAGCTTCGCTATCTAATCTTCCTGCTGACTACGGTGACATTGCGATGTCTCGTGGACAAGCACGACAAATTATTGATCGGTTTACCCAAGAAGCTGTAAGAAAAAACATAACTCCTAATGCATTCCAAGAAGGTTTGTATTACTTAGGTCAAGTTGGTCAAAGCCCTGATTTTACTCGTAGCACTATTCGTAATACGTTAAAAAGCCCAATGGGTGCTTTAATGCTTGAAAATCCTGGCTTGGCTTCTCAAGCGGTAAATCAATTTGGAGATTTAATTCAAGGTGTTAATCCTGCACTAGCAGGTAAGCACATGGGTTTAGTAAATCAATTACTCCAAGAAGCTAAAAAAGATAATTTATTGCGACCTAACGTAACCAATGAAGAAATCAAACGTGAAGTGCAACAACCAATGTATGGTGCATTGCAAGATTGGTTAAAAACACAAAATAAAAATAACCCAAGTGCATCAAACGTGTTAATCAAATCTCCAATTGGAGCAAACGTAGGACAAGGCGGTAGAACTAAATTTGATTTACCAAGAATGGCTGTAGATTTTCGTTAATTAACCCAGTAAACACAATAAACCTTTGTGTAGTTTGCGATGGCAGACTGCACACACCATAATGCATTTATCAATCTCTTTCTTTATACGCTCCCATTTATATCCTGCCATCCTGGAGACTGTATACTCTTTTTTGTTGTGATCAATATGGTGAAAGTCAAAAGCAATGGGGTGGTCAATTACACCACATAAACTACAGTTGCATCCAAGCTCTTCTTTATACGCGTCAATTAAACCTCGGTTATCAGTTCGTCGTTTTTTAACGTTTGGTTTAAGGCGTGTTTTATTGTTGTGATACCAGGCAAGTTGATATTCTCTATTTTTTTCTGTATCCCTAATTGGCATTTAAAATAATCCTTATCACTAAAGCATAACAAAAACCCCAGGTTTTTATACCTGAGGTCAGCAACCAATACCCGTTCCATCTGGGATGGACTTTGGTATTCTAAATTACTTTTTCTTTGTGGCCCTGGCTTTTTTGCTGGCTTTCTTTGCAGCTTCAGTGTTAGGCACAAACTGTTTACCTTGTTTGCTGGCAGCTTTTTTCTTTGCGTCAGTCTTGGCTCGCTCCTCTTTTGATAAGGAGGCCCAGGCTTTCTCTGGTAAGTAGCGTTTGGTTTGGCCTTTTTGAATTGCTTTATCGGCTGTCATTGTTATTGTTCTACAAAAGTTATTGGAACTCTTCGTAATAACGTCCCATATCATCATAAAGGATACCAAGCATATCTTGTGATAACGTTTTTTGTTGGTCAATAATATTTTGAGCTTCTTCTTTAAGCGTTTGAGGTGTTACAGAAATTCCTTGGGATGCCAAGTTCTCTCTTGCTTCTTTTGCTAAAGCAGGAATACTAGAATAAGTTAGATCGCCACTTGGTTTTCTTAAAACTTGTTGATGTCTTAAAGGAGATAAAACTGCTGCATCCCCTAATTGTTGGGCAGTTTGAAACATTTTTAAATAGCTACCTGCAAGCTTCATTACTTTGACTCCTTGTACTTCTTGGCCGCAGATTTTGCTTTGGCTCGTTTCTCATACTCGTCTTTCGTTTGCCATTTCTCTTTGCCCCACTTTTCTAAATCTTTTTGTTTCTCACCTTTGCCGCCTTTGTATCCACCGCCTGCTTTTTCATACTCTTGTACTAGAAGTTGACTTTTCCTAGCACTCCATTGCCCTGGTTTACTGCCCTTTGAACCAGCCATGATGCGATTTTTAATCCGCTCTCGCAGCTCGGGTTTATCGTATTTACTATCATCCTGTGGCATTAGGATCTTTTTTTTGTCTTTCTTTAATTATACGTTCCCACTTACAAGGTTTTGCAGCCTTGGCCCAATCATTCCCTGGACTGGGGAGAAGTTCTTCTAGCTTCCAGAAGTAATCTGCAAGCCTTTCTTCGTCTGTTGGGATGTGAAAGTCAGCCAAAGAAAGAAGGTAGGTCGCGGGGCTTGCCGTACTTCTCCATGATCTCTTCCATGGATTCAAGTGATTCAAGTCGAACCAAGATATCCGTAATCGAGTTAATGACAATAGGGTGTTCAGTACGAGCGGCAAATGCAAGTCCTTCGCGCAATGCGGCGGCGGATTGATTTACTGCTTCTTTGACCTGAGAAGATAATGCCATTTCAGAATCTTTTGGTGATCTTAGTATAACCGCAGAACAAAACATTTAAAAAATGTAACTGTTGCTATTATCAGCTGCAGTGAACCACGGGGATGTTGTAGAGACCGATCTTGTTGTAGCCGGATCTCCGAAACAATAAACAGATGTTAGTGGTGTCGCAGTCCCAACGATTGGTGAGTGGGTTAGTACCTGAGAAGCGAAGTCCTTTTATAAAAGGTATTGCGTTGTAGACGCAGAAACAATTAAAGGTGCTGGCTACGTCCAGGCGGTCGGGCATGTCTGGGAGTGAAGGCCCCGCAAATTCCTCATCCATCTGATGGACACGCGTGGCCCAGCAGTCATAAATCCAGTTGCTGGAACCAGGAAGAATGCTGTAACCAGAAGCAATGTCATCTGTTGTGTACAGAAGTTGACTCAGTTCAACTGGATCAAAATCAATGTCTGGTTCAATACAAACAATCTTGCTGTACTGCTCCAGGCCCTCAAGTTCTTCGATGACATCAATGGTAAAGTTGCGGGCTCTTGCCAAGAATGAGACACGTTCTTCCTCCTTGATGGAATTGAAGTAGGGCCAATTTAAATCTTGAGTCTCAACTAAGACAGATGAGAAATGGTTAAGGAGTAACTCTTCGTGCTCCGCTAGGAGCTGCTTAGTGTTATCTGTAGAGTCATTCTCAAAAACTGACAAGTCAAACTCAATGTCTGGATTGAGTTTGGTCAAAGCGCAAAGTTGGTTTGCCCACCGAGATACATGGGCTTCACGGTTGCGAATAATGGTGGAGATCAGTATGCGCATTGGTGGGCTCGCGTTGCCATGTTTTTGATATCTTCAATGGTAACAAAGTGGTTGTTGCCAATGTAAAAAGAGTTGGTGTGGATACGTTCACTATTGGGAAGGTGTGGACGCTTGTCATAGTCGCACATGAAGGGTTGCCTAAGAAGATTCCCAACCAAAAACGGCCGAGTTTCAATACCTAATTGGGTAAGGCAAATTTTTAGCTCGTCTCGTTGCCAGTGAGTTTGGCAATGGAATGGCAGGGTCATTGCACTGTTGCCACACACCTTCGGCAGGTATTGGATCCAGGGGTGGTTGGAGAAGTAATGGACAAATGCTTCGTAGTTCTCGGCACGTCGCTGGTTATACTCGTCAAGTTTTTTCAGTTGGCATAAGCCAAGCACAGCACCGATCTCTGTGTTTCGGAAGTTATAGCCAAGGGTTGGGAAGAGGAACATCGGATCGATGGACTCAGCCGCTGCTTCTTCTGCTTCTCGATAGGGTGAGATCATTTCCCTGGACATACCATGGGAGCGCTTGGCCCGCATTAAGTTATACAATTCTTCATCGTCAGTGCAAACCATGCCACCCTCAATGGTGGTCATGTGGTGACCAAAGTAGAAGGAGAAGGTAGATCCCATTCCTGCATTGCCGACCTTTTGGCTGCCAAGGTTTTTGGCACCGTGGGATTCGCAGCAATCTTCAAGGATGACGGCATCGGGCCAGGTGTCTTTTAACATTGAAAGATCTGCCGCAATACCCATGATGTGGGTTACAAAGACAATGTCAGGCTCAAAGCCCATCTCTTTGTATTTGCGAATGGACTCTACGGTTGGTGAGTAAGTTTTGTAATCGATGTCGTAAAAGAAAAGATCGTGGCCCTGCTGCCTGAACGTTGAAATGTTTGTAGCCCAGTTGATTGCAGGGGAAAGAATCTTTAGTTTTTGTGAACGTGAAAAGTGATTCTCATGTACGGCATCAAGGAGAAGGGTGTTGGCTGTAGAGCCACTGCTTACAAACAATGAGTATTTACAGCCTTGCCATTGGGACCATGCTTGTTCAAACTCGCGGCACTTAGGGCCGTTGGTGAAACGGTCACTAGTAAGAATAAATTTGATTAGCGAAATTTTTTCACTCCAGCCAATGGTGTTCTTTTGGAGGGGCCAATTAAATTCCGCCATTTCCCGTGCTTTCAACTATGGTTATAGTAAGAGTATAGACAACAATCCAAATGACAAGCGCATTAGTTACGGGAATTACCGGACAAGATGGTGCCTACCTTGCCAAACTGTTGGTGGACAAGGGGTACGATGTGCTCGGATTGGTGCGTAACAATGCAAATCCCAATCACACATCCAAGCTTAAGTGGATTTTTGGTGGGGAGATTCCCAAGAAATTGAAGTTGGAATATTCGGATATGACTGATGCCACCTCGTTGGGCAGGTTGGTGGCAAGCTATGGACCAAATGAGGTGTATAACTTGGCTGCCCAAAGCCATGTTGGGGTCAGCTTTAAATCGCCGGGGAGTACGTCGCATACCAACGCACTTGGGGTGTTAAATATTTTGGAAGCTTGTCGTAATGCACCAGTGGTTCCCGCTTTTTACCAGGCATCTACATCGGAGATGTTTGGTAAGGTCAAAGAAGTTCCCCAGAATGAAGGCACGTACTTCCATCCGCGTAGCCCGTATGGTGTTGCAAAACTATTTGGGTACTGGCTAACGGTTAACTATCGGGAAAGCTATGGGTTGTTTGGATGTAATGGCATCCTCTTTAACCATGAAAGCCCGGTGCGTGGTGAAGAATTTGTTACGAAAAAAATTACGCAAGGACTGGTGTCAGTCTTGAAAGGTAAGCAGGAAGTTCTGGAGTTGGGAAATCTAGATGCACTTAGGGACTGGGGGCATGCACGGGATTATGTCGAAGCCATGTACCTGATGCTCCAGCAGGATACACCTGGTGATTACGTTGTGGCTACGGGAAAGCAAACGAGTGTGCGTCGGTTCTGCGAGATGGCATCCGACTATCTGGATATGGATTTAGTTTGGATTGGTGAGGGTGTGAATGAGATTGGTTACAGCAGGGCCCTTGATAAAACTGTAATCAAAATTAATCCTGAATACTACCGCCCAGCGGAAGTTGACACCTTACTTGGGGATGCTTCCAAGGCAAAACGAATCTTGGGCTGGGAGCCTGCTACAAGTCTTGAAAACTTGGTTGAAGAAATGGTCGCCTATGATTTGGCTACCCTTTGAGGCATCAGGAATTCTTGAAGACGTTGCTGGTGGAAGCGAACGATTTCTGGGTGGGGAACAACTTCATCTTTATGGATGACCTGGGCGTGAAGGGTGGGGTCGGCAATAACTTCAAAGCCGGCCTCGCGAACACGCCTGCAAAATTCCCAGTGCTCAACACCGTCAACCACACTCCAATAGACATCTCCCGCATCGAGGGCTTCTGATTTCACCATTGCAATAGAACCGAACGCACTGTTACATGTAACTGGTTGCTTGTTGTCCCAGCGGTTGCGGTCTTCCGGACGCAAGAAGGGGTTGGCTGCGAACGTCATGCACTGGTTGCCGTCCAGATCAAGGAGAGACCAGCTATCAAAATAGGATTCGGCGTCGGTATCACCAATGAAATCACGCACATTTTGCGTGGTGTTGGGGGAAATCATTCCATAGGAGGAATTATTTTCTAGCCGTTCGATCATCCCCGTGATCAGATCGGGCTTCCAATAAATATCGCTGTCTGCAACCAGGAGGTAATCGTATTTGTAGTTGTCAAGTAGGTCGAGAGCTGCATTGCGGTACCTGGCTTGGTAGAGGACTCGATCTAAGGAGGCGACACTTCCCCAACGTGGGGCATTAATTCGTTCGGCTACAACAAAACCAATGCGTTCTTTTAGCCAAGAGTGGAGGATGTGTGGGGTGTTGTCAGTTGAGTCGTTTTCAAAAAAACCGTAGACTGTTGCAATTTGTTGCTGGACGAGAGCGTCTTGCAGCTCTTCAAATTGAGCAAGGGACCGCTCGATGTACGGTTCGCTGTTCCGCCAAAGGGAAAGGACGGCGACGGTTTTGCTGCTCATGGGTTAGAAATCAATGCGGGTGTAGTCGACATCTTCGGTTTGGAGGTCAAGCTCATATTGATCTGCCTCAATTGTTTCCATATCAACAAAAACCTTTCCCCCTTCGGTGGGAGAAGGGAACTCGTTGAAGTAGAAACGAGTCAGATTCGATGTCATTATTGAAAAACAGTCGGATCTGACACGATTAATATAACGTCTACTACCAGGGTGAGCACAAAAGCTCCGACAATTACGGCAAATAATTCGTTTAAAGGGTCAAAGTCGTACATTGGTTTACTTTTGTAATACGTTAAAATATATGTAATACATCAGGTTTCAGGCCTGTAATAAAACATTGGCCGTACATAAGTGGAATAAAAGCCTTGAGCATTTGAATCAAGGTCCTGCACGGATAACACTTAATGGCAAACGTCATTATGTCACACCTTTACCGACGGGTCCTGCTCCGTCAGTAACTACCATTATTTCGGAAACTGCATCGGAAGCCAACAAGAAAAAGTTGGAGATGTGGTCCAAGGCGAATCCAGGGGTGAAGGAGCAGGCGGCGGAGAGGGGTACTGCAATCCACTATGGGATGGAACAGTACCTGAAAGGGAATAAGAATCCTGAAATCAAAGAAGAATATGCGGACTTTTGGGCGGGTATGCCGTCAATTCTGGATCAGTTCCAGGAAATTCTTTGGGCTGAATCCCCTGTACTGGACAAATTTAATTTTACTGTTGGTGCTGATGACGTGGCTCGCGTGTGGGGTTGCGATTCCGCAGGCCGTGCTTGGGCTGGGGCTCCTGACATTATTGGTGTGGCTAATGATAAATTGACGCTTGCTGATTTGAAAACAAGTGTTAAGCCTTATAGCAGAAAATGGCCCAGCCATCTAGAGAAAGGTTCTCCTGAATGGAGAGACCTGTTGGGTGGGCATATGAAATTTAAAAAAACTTGCAAGCAGTTGGCTGCGTACGATCTGGCAATTGAACAGACGCTTGGAATGAAAGTTCAACAAGCGGCAATCCTTGTATCAACGCCAGTTCGTACACAGGTATTTAAAATTTCCCGGAGGTTTTTAGATAGCCTCCAGGAAGATTGGTTGAAAGTCGTGGCTGAATACTACAGCCAGGTTGAGGAGTCTGGTCAGTACGACCCAGACCTTATTTAGCAGGACGGCGAGCGCGACCAGCGGCAGACTTAGCGGTACCGGTGGCTTTAGAGCCTTTGGCTACGGGACGAGCTTTTTCTTTTGCAGCTTTACGTTCGGTGGCGCGAGCTTTGTTTGCTTCAACGCGAGCCTTGGCGGCTGCTTTGTTTTCAGCGGCACGAGCTTGGCCTGCTGCACGTTGTTGCTGACCACGCTCGGAGCCTTTGCCTGCGTACTTACCGGCTAATTCCATGACAGTTTTAATAGCTTAGATTAATTTTAGCTTTAATTTACTTATGTATAAAACCGTTTTAATTCAGTTCTTTCACGACTTAATTAAAGCTTTAAAGGCATTTTGGTTTCAGTGTTTAACCAGGGCTCGGTTTGATTTAATTGAGATTGAGAATAAGATTGAAGCTGAGGCTGAGCGGCAGGAACGCTTTAAACCTGTCTACCAAGAGAAGGAAATCAATGACGAACTACAAACAGGAAAATCCAGAAAACTTGGGGGAGAGATGCGACTTGCAGCCAAGTGGGTCATTGAAGCTGAGGAAAAGTTGGGAGGAGATAAGCCCTGAGGAAAGATTTAAAAGACTTGCTTGGTCAACTGCTGCAAGTTGTGCGTTGGAGTCTGGCGATGACGTTGTCAAAATTTATAACAAAATGATGGAGCGTTATTTTTTAAATGAAGATGAGTCTCATAAGACTTGCTGATCTACAGAAAGAGATAACGGTTCTTTTGGATTGGTGACCGTAGGATAAGAAAACATCAAACCGAAGCTCCCATGGAAATCCATATTTCCTCTGGGGAGTGGGCTAATAGTCTCATGAGTCGCATGAATAATGCGGCGGATGGGGACTTATTTTGTCTGCCCACCCCTATCCATGAACATATTTTCTGGATTGTAAAAAACGCTTCGTTCCCTGAGCGGCAGTTTAAAGTAGAAGTCAAGGAGTCCCAGCTGGCATGACAAGTCGGAATCAATTAGCTCTTCAGCCGGGTGAGATTCGGCTCGACTACCTTTCAGTTGACTGGCCCCTTACTCCTCTCGGTGGCAACAAGGATCCTTATGTTCCAGGCTGGCAAGGCAAACCGTTTAGCGTTCGCGAGATCGAGGAAGAAATTGCGGGCGGATCCTGTAAAGCTGTTGGCCTTATTGGTGGGCCTGTCTTCAATTTCCCTTATGGTTTGGTCTGGGTCGATGTTGATGGCCCTACCGTGTATGACCTCATCGAGTCACTCGCTGGAGTTGAATTCGATAAAGCCTTGCCCGAAACGCTGACGATTAAAAGCGGTAAGGAGGGAAGAGAAAGGAAACTTTACAAATTAAACCGGGATAACCACAAGCATTTTGCTCGGAACAAATACACCTGGCATGCGGAAGGGGATAAAGAAAAACTGGAGATTCTTTGGAAGCGTCACCAGGGTGTGTTAATGGGTTTGCATCCGGAAACGGATGGGTACTTTACGGCAGAAGGTCAGGGGTTTGAGTGGATTGACGAGCTGCCTGAGTTTCCTGAATGGCTGCTGAATGCCATCATTAATAAAAATGTTAAGCAGGGGATTCCCTCCAGGGAAACCACTAGGATCGTCGGCCCGACTTTTGTTGTGCAGTCAGAGGTTTCGCTTGAGCGGGACATGAAACTGGCTGAGGAAGCTACTTGGTCCTTGCCCCCAGAGGCAGCCGACGACTATGACATTTGGATCACGGTTGGGCAGGCGCTTCATTCCTTGGATGAATCGTTGCTTGAAGTGTGGGAAGAATGGTCCAAGCAGTCGGAAAAGTATCGGGACGGTGAGTGTCAGCGGCGGTGGCGTTCCTTCAGTAAAGGTGGTGGAAGGGGCATGGGCTCCCTCATTCACATTGCTCAGGAGAATGGCTGGCGTCCGTCGCAGGACTACCGTGCATTAAACGTTGATGATGAGACATTAGAGCGGGCGGCTCAACTACAGGCTCAACTTGAAGAGGAAATGGAAATGCCTTCGACCCAAACATTGGAACCCATTGGTCAGATTGCTGAGAATATGTGGACGCAGCAAAGCAAACCTGCGGCAAAGCAACGGCAAAAGCAGAAAGGAGAAGAAAAAGACTTCCAGCCGCGTAATGCTTCATCTGATTTGGTGACGGATACATTGCTTGGTATGTACCAAGGGAACTTACTGTACAGCATTCGGCACGGTCAGTTTTTTATGTATGAGCATGAGGCTCGTGGCCTTTGGTCTCCGTTGACAAAAGTTGAGATTGTAGGTGATATTCGCGCCAAGTTGTCTACGATGCGCGGACGTATGTTAACGGGTTTCACCACCAAGTTGATCAATGACGTACACGATCAGCTTCAGTCGACACTTCACTTTAAGGAGTGGTATGAAGGCAATCAATTCCTGCTGTTTACCAATGGGGTGTTAGATGTAGAGACGCGGGAATTGCTTCCTTTCAAGCGGGACTTTTACTTGGTGCAGCAGATGCCGTACCCATATGATCCGTCTGCAACTTGTGAGGAAATTGTTAAATGGCTGAAGCACGTTCAGCGTGATAGCTGGGAACGTACTCAGGTCTTGAGGGCTTGGTTGCGGGCAACACTACTGAGTCGTTACGACATGCAGAAGTTTGTTGAGATTGTGGGCCCAGGAAAATCTGGTAAGTCGACCTATGCAAACCTTGCCGTTGCATTGGTTGGCAAAAGGAATGTGTACTCAACTGACTTTGAGAACCTGGAGAAGAACCGGTTTGAAGCAGCTGGTTACATGGGTAAAAAACTTCTGTTGTTCCAGGATGCTGATCGGTGGGGCGGATCTGTTTCTCGGCTGAAGGCTATTACCGGCAACGACTGGATTCGGAGTGAACGTAAGTATCAGAATGAGAATCAGGAGCCATTTCAGTTCAAGGGTGTGGTAATCATTACGGCTAACGAAGCCATTCAATCGACTGACTATACGTCTGGTTTGGCACGTCGTCGTCTGACCATTCCTTTTGATCGCCCGTTCACGGGTGGTCCTAATGAACAAAAAGAATTGATTAAGTTCAATTCAAAGGGTGAACCGCAGGGTGAGTTTGCGCCTTTGCTCCCAGGGCTGGTGAACTGGTTACTGGATATGCCTGAGGAGGAAATGCGCTCCTACCTGATGGAGACCGAGAAGAGGGTGTCGTTCTTTAAGAAGTACACCAAGGTCCAGAACCTTAGGTCTAATCCGTTGCTGGACTGGATGGATCACAAAACTATCTTTGATCCAGGCGTGATGTCGGCCATTGGCTTTACCAAGTTTGCGCCCTCCGGCTCATCCAACGTTTATGCCGAAAGCAATGTTTGGCTGTATGCAAGTTATGCGGAGTTCTGTCGTGAATGTAATGTCGGCATCATGTCGAGGAATCGATTTGAACCCCTGCTCCTGGACATCTGCACCAACCAGTTGGGGATGAAGGTCTATTCCAAGCGGACTACGCGTGGACTTAAGGTCTTTAACATTGCCGTTCGCGCATCCAGTCCTAAGTACGAAAACTATCCCAGCCTTGTAGAAGTTGCGTCTAACAAAGAAGAGTACAAGGATTTTTATGGGGCTGAGCTAATAGCGGATCCTAATGCGAGAATGGAAGATGATTTAAAAGAAGGGAATGAGTAATGGTCGTCACCTGATTCTCGACCTGTATGGTTGCGACGAAAAGCTCCTTGATGATTATGAGGAGCTTCAACGACTTATGGAAGTTGCTCTCCAGATGTCAAACGCAACCATCCTCAGGATTATTGGGGAGAAATTTCAGCCGCAGGGTGTGACGTTGTTGGCGTTGCTGGCTGAATCGCATTGCTCTTTGCATTCCTGGCCTGAGTTGGGGTATGCGGCAATTGATTTATATACCTGCGGGGATACGACTAACTCGCATAAGGCTGCTGAGTTTTTAAAAAACAAACTTAAATCAACCAGTGCAAATGAAAAAGAACTTATTAGGTCTGTGACACCGGAGTAATTTTCATAACACAAAGAGTAAGCAATAGGTTATATTTCGTAAAGAATTTACTATCTGAATGACAAAGCAGAAACTTCTCTGGGTGGGTGACATTATCGCTCGCACTGGTTTTAGCCGCGTGACGGAAAATGTTCTTGCACGGATTAAAGATAAGTATGAGGTAGTGGTACTTGGGTGTAACTACCACGGGGATCCGGATCCTTTGCAGGATGATTACCGTATTTACCCAGCCACTAACCGTTTCCAGACGGCGCCTTTTGCTGAGGACCGCATCAGGGAAGTTGTTGAGCGTGAGACGCCAGATATTATTTTCACCATTAATGACATGTGGATCATTAATGAACAGTACCGGCGCATTCAGGATTACCACCAGCAAAAGAAATTTAAGTTTGTGGGGTACTCCCCCATGGATAGCTATGCCTGGACTGGTTGCTTAGCTGATACAGCTAACGAGTGGGATGCGGTTGTTTCGTATACGGACTTTGGTGCACACGAATTTATTGCCGGTGGTATCCGTCGTCCTATTGATGTCATCCCTCACGGTGTAACGAAGGGTCAGTTTTATCCCAAGGATAAGATCCAGAGCCGGAAGGAGCTTGGCCTGAGGGAAGATGCTTTTATTGTGCTGAATGCAAACCGTAATCAATTCCGTAAGCGGATTGATATTACGATTGCTGCCTTTGCGGAATTTGCAAAGGATAAGCCGGAAGCGATGCTTTATCTGCACATGGGGATGAAGGATCAAGGCTGGGATGTAATGCAGGTTTTCGCCAGGGAGATGGGGCGTAGGGGACTTGATCCGAACAACCGGATCATCATGACTGGTAATACGCACAACCCTCCGGCTGTGGAGGTGGAACTGCTTAATACCATCTACAACTGTGCCGACGTTGGGGTGAACACCTGTAAAGGTGAGGGTTGGGGACTTGTCAATTTTGAACACGCTGCCTGTGGCGTAGCACAGGTGGTGCCTGACCATACGTCCTGTAAGGAAATTTTTGAAGGGTACGGGAAGTTAATTCGTTGTGACCACGTCGATGTGGACATTAACTATTCCAGGGAGATGCCCTGCCCTTCCTACGAACACCTCGCTGAGATCCTCACTGAGCTTTACCAGGACCGTGAGGAGCTGCAGCGTACGGCTGATGCCTGCTACCGGCGGGTGACGGACGCACAGTTTGACTGGGACACGGTCGCTGCTCAGTTTGATGGGGTCTTCCAGGAGGTGTTGGTGAAGGCTGGGATCAAGGAGCCGGCTCGTACCAAGAGCAAGAAGAAGCGTAAGAAGGCGGATAAGGAGTTGGTTCCGGCCTAATTTGGTAAGGAGAACGAGCCCCTGCCATCGGCGGGGGTTTTTTGTTGGGATGTTGTCTCAAGATGAGACTCATTTGTTGGTGCAGAGATTGTGCAGAGTTTGAAGTGAGTCTTACGTGTATTGGAATGAGATCCATTGGGAGGGAAGGCGTCTTAAGGTGAGACTCAAGTGTTGGTGCAGAGATTGCAGACTTTGGGGTCTGTTTTCAAAACCCTCTCTAAGAAGGCGACATTTTTGGCAATTTTGTCGCCTTACTAGGGAAAGTTTTTAAAAATGACCCCAAAGTCTGAAAGTCTGCACTTGCCCGTGCCAGGATTGACCCATGATTAATGCTGGTGGCGATGAAACCAAATCCCAAAACCCTGCTGCAGACAAGCTTTCGGCATGTAAATCTCATCGAGAGTCTCAATGAGGCACAACTTGCAGAACATGGGTACTACCAGGGGTATGCCTGCGCTCACGGTCATCTCATTCGAGACTCATCCCACCACTGGTGCTACGAATGCGCCAAGAAGATTCTGAGCAACGTCTGTGGGTTCGACATCAACTACCTCCAGTTTGAGTACAAGACCAAATACCACAACCTTTGGAACATGGTGGAGATTGGTGAGCCGGACGAGTGCTGGTCGATTAAAAACAGTACGGGCAGCACTCCCAAAAGGGTCTGCATGCCCTCCTACAGGGCCTGGTACACCGGCAGGTTGTCCGACAACGTCAACGTCCACAAGGCGATTTACCAGTGCGCGTGGGGGGATGTGGGTGACCTGTCGGTGACGCGGTTGTGCGGGAACGGGGGGTGTGCCAACCCTCTACATATGGTCTCAACTTGGAACCGGACCTACCCACCGTCCAAGGTGTATCCACTTGTTACAAAGTTTGATGCTGAGAAACTGATGCTGGCCGGTCGACGGATTCAGCAGAAGAAGTCCCTGGATGAAGTTGTGAAAAATGCTTACAAGATGCCCATAACAAATCCGCAATATGCTAAAGATGCCCCCGAGTACAATGAAGAAAACGATAATATCGATATCTAATGACCAGGGGTAGCGCTCAACCTTCTCAGCGCCAACGCACTCAAGCTAATCCGCAAGTGCTTGGCTCCTTTAGCGAAACCTCTTTGCGTTATTTGACGGGCAGTCTTGGGCCTGAGTACGTAGTTGGTCTTAATGGTTATGGCGGTGGTGCCATGAACCATTGGTATCAGATCAATTTACAAGTCCCTGCTTGGATCATTACTCGCAAAGGTGGACCACGTCCTAATTACATTCAACTATCTGCTTACGATTTAAACCACACTCCGATTCAAGGTCGGATGATCTTCCAGGCAGACAGTGGACAGTTTGCTGGATTAAGTGGTCAGCTTTACTATCCGTATTTGGGCAAAATTGCTGGGTCGCAATCTACTTTATATAATGAATTTAAGCCGGGACCGTTAAATACTACTGATGATTTATATTACACTTTAAATCCGGGAAGTTATTTACTTTGTATTTCCAGTACACGAAATGAGTCCTTAGATTATTCTCTTGGAATTGTTATTGAAGTTCCACTAACAGAGCTTTATTTATTACTTGAAGATCTTGATGTTGCTTTTTTAACTTTAGAGTCTGACGTTGATTTAAATAACACTTTAATTATTGGACCAACTTTTGATACTAATTATGTATTACCATCTATTTTTAACGGTTTTACTTCTACAACGGCTACCGTTAACAACGGAATTACGGTGACAATTTCGCAGGGATCTACTTGGCTTATTGGTGCTCCTATTCCAGAATCACAAGATAAGTTTATTCTTGAGCCAACGGAAGATTATAATTTTAATGCCATTCATGAACATTCTTTGACAGAATGGACTGAAGCTTGGCAAAGGGAAAGGAGCCCAGGAGATCCATTACCTGAAATTTTTGCACCTTTAATTACCAGAGCGTAAACAACTAATGACCAAAAATGGGATTGAATACACGACGGCGCAAAAAGATTGGGACGACTTTTTTACCGAAGAACTTTCGTTTGAGGATTCGTTTGATCCCGTGGATTCGTACGAAGAGCGGGTGCGTATGGCTTGCGAGCTTAGCGGTGAGCAAATCACCAAGGCAAATAAACGATTGGATGAACGAACGAAGAAACGAAAGGGCCCGCCACCTGGCTGGCAGTTTGACAGGTAGGTGTGGATTTAAAACACAAGCCTTAGCGATTCGCTATGTTCGCCAATGGATGAAAGAAATTCCCCCTGGGGACTCGATTGCAATTCGTTGTGAGTCAGGGGTTCCAGAAAAACAATTCAGTATTTGGAAGAAGTGGTTTCAAAGACATGAGAATACTGACTGGGAAATAAGTGATGAGTATAAATCTTTTTTCTGGTATAAATCACAAGCTATAGAATAAGAAAAAAGATACTAAACATGGATCGCCTTACTCAGTATTTAGAAATTGCACTTGCTGTTCACGCAGCTGCTTCTGCTATTTGCGCCTTAACGCCGACGCCTTCCGATGACAAGTTCATTGGTAAGGTTTATAAATTGATTGAAATTTGTGCTCTGGTTATCGGTCGGGCTAAGCAACGCTGATTAATCGGGTAAACCCTGGAACCACCACACGGAACCGTTACGTTCTTCAACCCACTGTTTCGTTGCATAAGCCTCTTCTTTACTGAGGGTTACGCATTTTTTTTCGCCATCAACTTCCCAGCACATATTCACGCGGATGCGTGGATCACGACTCTTTTTCATTTTGTAACTAAGATAGCCCAGCCGGTATTTTGACCATCACATTCCCAGCGCTTGAGCCAATTTTTCTTACTGTATTTAACACCGGTACCTCTCGATGGTGACGTACTTACGTAGCCACCATTTACCACGTCTGCTTCTCCGTTTGGATCGTTAAAGATAAAACTATCTGGTGTAAAACCGATACAACAGGTCCAGTGACCACCACCTGTGGGATTAGTGGCTGTTCCGTGATGTAACCAACCAACGGCAGTTGGTCTGTTGTTGCGTATTTCGTTTTCTAGTAAAGCGGTATTGCCATTGGTAATGAACTTTGCATTAAGTCCCAGGGATTGCAGCGCTTTGATCTGAGCGTTGTTATCGGTTGTGTCTCCATATTTGGCACGGATTTTATTGTATTCATCATCTGTTTTTACTTTGCCGTAATACGCAGCAATCATTGCGCACGACGAAGAAAAACACTCACGATAACCAGTGCCCGATTGATTATCTAACTGATAAAAGTACGGGACATTTAATTTTTTTTCTGTGACTACACCTGTTGTATTTCCGCCGGGTGTTTGCAATTGCTTATCCATAATTTGAATAAGCTTTGTTGCATAGTTTGGATCAGTTGCATAACCTTCTTGGACCAGAAGTTCTGCACAGTTGTTTCTACTTGTTGCTCGATTTACACCGTTGTATGTTTTGTAGTCTTTGTACCAACGTGATACCAAGTAGTCAACACAGGTGTATAAATCGGGAAAGTCAATGAAGTCTGCAGTGATTGTGATCCACTGACCATTAATGAATTCTTGTGTGGTGGCAGAAGTTCCAGACCCTTTCAGTCCAAAGTAATTGTTCTTGCCACTGGTGTGTTGCCCCCAGTTACTTTCTAGTGCCCATTGGGCTGCAACACATTCAGGGTATTTAGCTCCTGCTGCTTTTCCTGCCGCCAGAACACCGTCCCATGTGTTGGGGTACTGGTTTACTGGCTTTGGTTCAGTGCGATATTTAACACCAAAAGACTCCAGGGTTTCAGGAGGTACCTGACCCTGGAGCCAATTCCACGCATCCTTTTGATGTTGAAGTTCTTTGTAGAACTTTGCCGCGTCAGTAAGGTTTATAGTCATCGACCCAAAGCCGTTGTTTCAACTTTAGGTCAGGTGTACTAACTCAACCTTCTTCTACGACTTCAACTTCTTTCGTTTCAACTTCCTCTTCGGTTTCAGGTTCAAACTCAAGAGTTTCAACAAGCTTGCCAATCAGGTTACCAGCAAATGCAATGAGGTTACCGTCACCTGTGGCGCGGGCAGAGCCAAAGGAGTTAATAGCGGAGATCAGTTCGCTTTTTTTGCAGGCCATGAAAATCAATAAGGCTTTAAAAAGTATAGCAATAAATTACCAGGGTAAACCTGAGGCAGAAGTGGGATTAAGTTTTTGTTGGATTTGGTTGTGCAGTGCTTCTTCAATCGTAACAACTTGGTCAATACTAAGAGTTGAAAGCACCCAATCAACAACTTGCTCTTTGGTCAGTTGATCAAAAGGAGTGAAGTCTGCGGGATTTGGTTCACCAATTCCAACACTGCCATAAGAGCTGGCAGTTTCGCCATTTTCTTCCAGGGAAACCGTCCAATGGGCCGTGTATACGGCACCATCAGGACAAGTATCACCATCGGGAAGATGACGCTCAAGTTGTGCAATATCCCAAGTAGCGTTAGCCATAATGAATGTTTTTTCTTATTCTACTACCAGGTTTTGTAGTGAAGGGGACTACTAGGCAAGCCAACGAATCCAAGCCCTAGAGCGTTGAGAGGATGACATGCTGGTTTTATTTCTTACAATTAAATTAGGGCTACTCCAAATAACCTCAAATCCTTGGTTTGATCCGGTAGTGTGATTGATGTTTGTAGTCGTGTTGATTGCATTTGTGTCTGCAGACCAATAAGCAACCAATAAGCCAACGTGGTTATTGGCGTTTAGTGTTGCGTAATCTTTACCAAAGCAATGAATCTCTGCTGCTAAAGCTCCTGCGGGCGGTGTGACCGACAAGATCGTTGCATTATTGCCATCTAAACCACTGAGAGCATGACTGCCAGCGCGAAATGTTCCCGCAACATGCAGTTGTGCGCTTGCAGACGTGGTGCCGATGGCGACGTTACCCGCACTCGTAATCCGCATAGCCTCCGTCGGAGAACTCGCCCCATCCGCCGTAGTGGAGAACTCTAG